AAAGAGAGGCCGCATAATGTTTTATATGGCATATGGAATGAACACCAACCGCGAATCTATGGCGGTTCGGTGTCCACAAGCAAAACCAATGGGCGCGTTTTACCTGCCAGATCATAGGCTAGTATTTCGCGGCGTTGCTGATTTTGTTCCAGACGTTGAAAGCGTTTTGCCTGTTGTACTGTGGGAAATTACGCATGATTGCTTACGTTCTTTAGATAGACTTGAGGGCTACCCGCATTTTTACAATAGGCGTAAACTAAACGGCGCATGGATTATTTACGAAATGGTTGATCAATCGCGCACCAGTTTACCTAGTGAACATTATTATCGTATGATTGAAGAAGGCTACAAAGATTTTGGCCTTGACGATTGGCATTTACGCCGCGCGAGAGCAGATGCAAAGGAGCTAGTAGCATGATGTACCATTTACAGCAAACCGACACTAGCGGGAAAGTTCATTTAATTCCCGCTATTAAGGTTTCTATGACCGCTATGGAAATTTCATGGTTAATCGAGGGCTTAGATGCCCTCGTTTTGCCTAGTAGATCAAAACGCGTTAAACGTAGTTTGAAACGCGCACTTACTGAAATTGAAAAGGAGCAAGCCGCATGATTGAAGTAAACAACCCAATTCAACCAACCGAGTTGGTTCACACGCCCAAAAATATGAAAGAGTTTACAGATATGATTGATCGTTTAAACAATGAAGAAAGAATTGTTGCTTATACATATTCAATGATGGCTTGGAATTTAGCCTGCAAAATAACTACAAAACATTTGAAGGAGATTGCAAAATGACTAAAACAAAGAAAAATAACAAACCTTGGACAGCCGCAGACGATGCAGAGTTAATTCTTATGCGTGAGGCTAAGACGCCAACGAAAGAAATTGCTAGAGCGTTAGGCCGTACACCTTCTGGGGTTATGAATAGAATTCAAAACAAGCAAATCCCTTACGGCAAGGAGCTGACATTTCGCGAAGTTGTGGATACAGCATTTGCCAAGGGCGAAATTGAATTCGGTGAGCCAGACGAAAAGGGAAGCTTTGAACAACTAACCGATTTACTGGGTCAGATGGAAGAAGACATTAAACCGAGCAAATGGTTTCCAAGGTTGCGAAAGTTCTTAAAGAAATTATTCGGGTTAAAATAACAAAAAATCAGGCGGATCTCCCGCCTTTTTTTATTTACATAAGCCGAACAAATCATCGGGTTATACAACCTACTGCTGTGTTATTGACACCCATGGTTTTTGTTACTATCCTCTAATTATTGTAATCAGTTTAACCTTACCTGTATTGATTACACTGCTCTAACTAACCCCGACTGGCTAGGTTTCGCACTGCAACGTCGGGGTTTTTTTATCCCGAACATAAAAACGGATTTAAATCCCGATTACAATCCGCCCCGAACATAAATTTTCTTATCTATGCCCTTGACCCCGAACATAAGAAATGTTATGTATTAGGTCTAGCAAAGAAAGGTAATAAGATGACACAATCATTTCAATGGCTTATCACTTCATCAGGTCACTTCATGCACGGCACGGAAAAGAAGTTTTACAACAACTTAGCCCATGCCGAGGAGTTGCCCGAAAACTTTGAGGATGCCTGCCACATGGCGTATGATCATTGCAAGGACTGCACGTCTATTCGTGTTTTACGTCTTGATCGCGATACAGGCACTTTTGAAGATCAAACAGCCAAAGCTGTATACTTTATCGCGCAAAGCGTTTTAGACCTTCATGACGAGGAGAACGGCGTTCCCGAATGGGCGCAGGAGCAATTTGATGCGTTGGAGCCAGTATTAGAGGGAGATTACTAATGAATAATGCGCAAGTAGAAAATTTAGAAGAGTTTTTAACTTGGTTAAAGACTTGTCCAAATCATTACACAATCAGTTCGATGCAGGGCGGTTTTGTTCATGTAAAATTTTTAATTTCAGTCGAAAAGAAAAAGGAAGGCCAATGAAAAAAGACATAGAGCTTGAGCGTATGCTTGACGAGGTTTTCGCAAAAATATTTGGGAAGGACTGGTAATGGCAAAATGGAATTTAAAAGGGGAGCGCATGGACATTAAAGATGTCCTTGTGCGTCTTAACGATATTATTCACGCGAAAGACCCGAAGGCTGAGGCTGTAAGGTTTAAGCGTGATCTTGTTGTTAAGTTGGAAGGGGATAAGTAATATGGAAAGACCAACTTTCAGATACATTCTTGATCGCTTGAATGAAATTAAAACGCAATCAGATTTAGAGGCATTGAAGTCCGATGTTGAGGGTTATTTGCCTTTAGATAAGTTCGAAGAAGAATTTGATGTCAACACCGCAGTAGATAACTTGAAGCGTGACTACGTTAATAGGGCTTTAAACAAAGTCCCGACATTACACGAAGCCGCAGACTTGCTCGGCTTAAAGAGCTATCAGGTTTTAGTAAATTGGATTAAACGACTGGATATTAAACATGACTAACAGAGCAAAAATTCTTGAAACAGCAAAGCAATACGTGACCAAAGACAGAGCGTCAGATCATGGCGATATGGAAGATAACTTTGAAATGATTGCAGATTTTTGGTCGGTTTATTTAGACATTAGAATTAAACCGCATGAAGTTGGAGTTATGATGACGTTATTGAAGGTAGCGCGTATCAGGTCAAATCCCGAACATCCCGACAATTGGATTGATGGGGCCGGTTATATGGCTTGTGGTGGTGAGCTTGCAGGAAAAAGGAAGCGCACAAAAATGCCAAATTTGGATGCCAACGGAAAATTTACAAAACATGAGGAAGCGTTATGACTTTTTACACAATGCTTGTCTTAACATATGTAGTTAGTGGAGTAGAGATAGAAAAGAAAACTTTGTATAGAAACGCATATGAGTGTGGAAATGCACTGCCAGAAGCGTACAAACCATATGAGGATATGGACAGTATGGGGCAATGTATTGAAACAGACAGGGTATCGTCTAGCACTCTTATGCCAAAATTAAGACCTATCAATTTAGGAAAATAGTCGCGCAAGGCGGCGATGAATTCGTTTAAATGTTAGCGCATTTGGTAGCGAATTTATCTAAGTTCTGATCTGATATTAACTTTGCCCGTTTAAATCTGATTAAATTTAACCGCCTTGCCGTGCTTTTATAAACAACACAAATTCACAGTCAATCAATTATTGATCGAAAGCTAAATAAATGCTATAACCCGAACAAGTTCACTCGGAGATTATACATGCTAATGTCACCTTTTGCTAATTCTATTCGTCGATCTCGACCTTCTTCTGGTTCCCTTATGGACCGTATTGGCAGTATCGGAGGTTTTGCAAGCTTATTTGAACCGATGCCAGCCAGACCGCAAACTCAAGGGCAGATTTCTTCTGCTTCAGTTCAACCGTTGAACCCGTTTGAAGGTAATGAACAGTATAAAGCTATGATGGATTATGAAAAGTCTATGCAACCTAAGCAAGAGCAAATAGATCGCATGAATGAGTTGCGAACAGCTTTTGAAGGTACTGGAGGTTTTAAGGATTATCGTACTAAGCAGATGGAAAGACAGATGCAAGGTATGGGTATGGGTATTGGCGGTCAACGACCTACGGGTATGGGTATGCTTGGTAGACTTCCTCAAAGACCTCCGCAAAGACCTCAAGGTATTATGGGTGGATTCGGAATGTTCAGGCCCCAGCAGCCAATGAATTATTCGGGTTTGAATAAGATGGTGAGCCAATATGGGGCTATGCAGCGCCCGCAGCCAATGATGAATTATTCGGGTTATGGTATGCAGCGCCCGCAGCAGAATTATGGCGGATATGGCGGTATGCAGCAGAATTATGGAATGCAGCAACCTATGAATTATTCGGGTTACGGACAGCAGCCAATGCAATCACCATACCAGCAATACGGAATGCAAGGTGGCGGATACCAGCAAAGTCCTTATCAACAGCCTTATCCTCAGCCACAACAATACGGTGGATACGGAATGAATCAGAATTATGGTGGTCAAGGTGGTTATTCTCCAATGCAGAATCAATACCAGCCGCAGCAATACGGAAATAAC